CCGTCACCAGTCTCGGGATTCTTGAGGAGCACAACGGCATCCCACTTAAACAAATCAATATTAACGCCACTACTGGAGTTTTTCTTGGAAGATTGCAAAATTCTGCCAAAAATCCTAATACGAGCATCATTGGCACGCTTTTTGCCGGAACTATCTCAGCAGCTCAATCTTTTGTAAGTAGCGTTAAAAATACCGTTTCAGCATTTGGGCAAATAGGTTCGGGCAGCCAGGGTAGGAATAGTGTAGATCCAGCGCAATCCGGAGACTTGAGACAAACTGGTTATTTCCAATATCATATGCTCAGAATGTTCCTGGAAAGCTACGCTGAACTCAAAAAGAGTCCTGCAGGCAAGGGCTACAGACTAGCGTTTGAAATGGTGAAAGATAAGCAGACCTATCTCGTTACTCCGCAAGCATTTACAACCAGAAAAAGTGCCAGCAGCCCCATGGAGTATCAGTACAGTATCAATATGATCGCATGGTCAGCGGTGGATATATCCGGAAGATCCGGGGCCCAGCCGGTAGATCCAGGCGTTGGTGCGATAAAATCAGATATCGGAGCCACTAGAAGACTATTCAATGCGCTTAGAAGCTTCAGAAGAACGGCTTCTAAATTTAAGAATATTATTTCTAATGCACGTGCAGATGTAGAATCCAATATTTATGGTCCGATCAATGATGTTATAATTGGCACTAAGGAAGTCCTTTCTATTCCAAAAACAATAGCCGATTTCCCTAAAAGCCTCAGAGATTCTTTTCAAACCTCTGTAGTCGCCAATTGGGATTCCCTGTCTAGGACAAACGAAGACCTAAAGAAGCTATTCGATGGCAAAATGCGAGCAATTGCTCTATCAGTTAACGGATCGGGCTCAGCATTACCATTTGCAGATACCGGTACACAGCAGCTGTTTGATTCTGCATCGCTAGACAACATAGATCTTACTGATGCTATAGAAATCGATTCACTCCCCTTGACCGACGCTCAAATTACTGCTGCACAGGAATCGACCGAAGCGGCTCTCCTCCTTAATGAAAATGATTACATAGCCCTATCCGATGAGCTTCAGGCGCTGTCTAACTCCCTGTCCGGCGACATATCTCTTAAGGCCGCGACTGATGAAGAGTGGGATATTCTTTATGCCATTCAGGATGCAATCGCAGAATTACTGGCATCTATTGCAGACGGCAGCAAGAGAACTAGCCTGTCCTCTAACGACGAGGCCAATGGCAATCCCTCTAGAGCACTCAACGCCCTAGACTATTGGGAAGGCAGCACACAGGCAGCAGGCATTGATTTCACTAAGCCAGTTAGCAAGTTTGCCGTGCCGTTCCCGTTCAGGTCCACACTGGAGGAGTTGTCCGCAGCTTATCTGGGTACGCCACTAAGATGGCAAGAAATCGCCGCCCTAAATGGTCTGCAATATCCATACATTGATGAAGACGGATTTACTTATAACTTTATCGCTAACGGATCAAATAATGCTCTTAATATCGGATCAAATGCCAATCTACAGATTAATCAAACGATTTTTCTATTGAGCGATACCCAGAGATCATCCCGCAGAAAGATTCAGGCCATCAATAAGATTACGGCCACTAATTATCAGATTATAGTGGATGGCGAATCAGACCTGGCAAACTGGACCACTGCTGACAATGCAAAAATCAGAGCATATTTGCCAAATACCATCAACAGTATGCGACAAGTGTACATACCTGCCGATGGCTCGCCAGATGCAAACAATCTGGAGACAAGGCCCATTACATTTATTGACGATGATCCCGAAATGGTAAAGTTTTCAAAAATCGACCTGCTGCTAGACTCAAACTTTGATCTTGCTATCACATCAGACGGCTTTGCTAATTTGGCATTTGGTAAAACAAATCTACTACAATCTGCTAAGCTTAAGATGGCAACAATAGCCGGAACAAATCTACTTCATCCAGAATTCGGCGGAGGCGTCGAGGTTGGATCAAGCATGGCCGAGCTAGATATTGATGGGATTATTAACAGAATAAACTCATCCTTTGCGTCAGACCCACGATTCAACGCCCCATCGGCTATTGATATTCTGCCTAACGGAGATTCCTTGGTCATGACTATTTCAGCTTCTGTGCGAAGAGGCAACGGAATATTGCCAATTACAATACCTCTGACGGAATAATTTATGAATAAAAACAATAACTTAGAGTGGAAACTTAATATTTTAAGCACACCCCTCCTTTGTCTTAAAAAATCCCATAAAACTTAATATTATCGAAGGTTTAGCCAGTGCCTAATACGCCACAGCCTAAAAGCTATCAAGAAATAGAAAAGGGTATGATCCAGACGTTTGTCGCGAAGACAGGCGTTAACGATCTTACCCCAGGTTCCGTTATACGATCTATCCTAGAATCAGCAGCACTTGTGGATTTTAAGAACCAGGCTAACGTAATCGCCGCCCTCAATTCAATCGACATCGATAGGGCCGAAGGATCTGACCTAGATAATATTGGGATTGCGAAGGGCATAACCAGACCGCAGGCTTTGTCTGCAACTGGATTTGTAACTGTCAAAAGATTAAACACGACTAAAGTAGCGACAAAGATTTACGCCGGGGCCGCAGCTCCACCAATCGGATCTTTAACGATCAATCTCTCGTCTAGGGACGGGTTTCCGAACTCTGGGTCCGTATATATTGGGCGCGGCTCTAATAACGTCGAGGGCCCTCTTAGCTATTCTGCTATCACTCCAGTTGGAAGCTATTTCCAGATGACCCTTACCGCCCCCACTACAAAAAATCATAACTTGAATGAGTCAGTAGTACTGGCACAGGGCGGCGATCAGGTCGTATCCGCTGGGACTATTGTTCAGACCAAGCAAAATGCCACTTCTCCCTCAGTAACTTTTTTAGTAGTAAACACGGTAACCTTGCCTGATGGCGAAGATTCACTAACTGATATTGCCGTTGCCTGTACAGAGATCGGCACAATAGGCAATGTTGCAGCCGGTGCTATATCGGAATTTGCAACAGACCCATTCCCAGGCGCTGGCGTCACGAACCCGACTGCCTATGTAACTGGTCGCGACAAAATGTCCGACATCGACTATCGCCTTCTAATTAAGAACTTTGAGCAGAATAAGACCAAGGGCACCGATCTGGCGATTAGATCTGCAGCGGTTGGAACACAGTCCACTGATGATAATAAGGCAGTTGCTTCAGCTCAGCTCAGAAAGCCAGCTCAGCGCAATGAGCCTGCTATTCTCTTCATCGACGACGGAACTGCGTACCAGCCTATTTTTAGCGGTCGTGGCTTTGAGCAAGTAATCGAAAATGCAAATGGCGGCGAGAAATTTCTTCAGCTTCAGCGTGAAGACGTTACCAAGGCACTTGTAGAGACATCATTCACGGCACCATTTGCGCTCACTGGAAGTTATGTACTTGCGGTAGAGGTTGGCGGAGTACGGTCCGAGCACACGTTCCAGACTGCAGATTTTGCTACTCCAAATGCAGCTGATACTTTTGAGGTTGTTAATTCCATCAACTCCAATACCGCACTTCTTTTCAGCGCCAGGGCATCTAAGAACAGCAAAAATATTATTCTGTTCTCGAAGTCATTTGAAAATGAAGACGTAAAAGTCGTAAGTCCTGCAAACATCAGCGACATCAATGCCAACGACTATATGGGCTTCCCAGAAAATCTGACGTACTCCCTTAGACTGTATAAGAACGATGTCCTTCTTCTTAAGGACGGGGAAGTGCCCACGATCTTTACAAGGCCCCAAAGCTTGTGGAGTATTATATCTGGATCTAAAACGCTTATCGTGCAATTAGATCAGCAATCTAGCGCAGTCACTTACACGTTTCAGGACGCCGATTTCGTTCCCTTTGGATATGCAGTAATGTCGGAAACGGTTCCGCTTTCAGTTTGGGCCAACGTATTTAATGCCATTATACCAGGCATAACCGCAACTGTTCAGGGCAATCAGCTTAAGCTTGTCTCCAATAAGGGTGCCTCCAATAATGCAAAGATTTCTATTCAGGGTGGAACACTTCGTACTTTAATATTTGATGGCACCGGAACTATAGAAGATTTAGGTAGATCATCAGACTACTCTCTTAATCGGTCCACTGGCCAGATACAGCTAGCTACCCCATTGTCCCCAGGCGATAATATTACGGCAGGCTCTAAGAACACAAAAGCATTCGTCACTTCAGCAGAAATATCGGCAGGTTCAATTACTTTGCCCGCAGGATCAGGAACGGCAGTAGCCCCCAGAATGTGGGTAGTTCTTGATGATACCGCAGCTCAGTATATCCCTAATGGAGCAACGGTAGGCAGTACCATTACGATAACGACCCCATCTACTAACATATGGAGATTTACTTCATCCAATACGAGTGCCTTTGTTAGTGTGCTAGCGGGTGACTGGGTAGTAATAGCTGACGACGCTATCAGAACGCATGATCTTGATTTTATTGGGCACTTCAGAGTCATTAATAGATCAAATTCTTGGTTCGAGATCCGCATTACGGATTCTCTTGTATCGGCATCAGGCGCTCTAACCCTCTTAGGCACAGAGAAGATCACATTTGTCAGATCCACCGGAACTGTTCAGCCAATCAATCTTTTGACGGGACTGAATACTTTAACTGCCATAACAAATAATATAAATACTCAGCTTCAGGGTGGAAGCTCGGCAGTCTCTAATGGCAAATTTATAAACATATCCTCTAATACATATGGCCTGAATGGCTCTATAATGATAGCGGGTATCTCTACAAATGCAGAGGGACTAGGCTTCTCGCCTGGCGATAAAGATAACTCAACCGTAACCCACACAGCCTTTTCTGAATCTGGAAGATCAGAGCTGACTACGCCGTCTTTCATACACGACTCAATTGCAACTGGCACAACTGCAATCCCGCCTGTTAGCTTTACGTCTGGCATCAATCTATTGACAAGCGGCGCAAGCAGGAATGCACTCCTGTCTTTCCTGGACAGATATGGGGATGAGTCTAATAATAAAAATGTAGAGGCGCAGATATCTAATATCTCAGGCACTAACGTAACACTTAGAGCAGAAAGTCGCCTTAAGGAACTATTGGCGGGCGATAGATATTTTGTAGCAGAGCCTTTTAATTTCGCAGCACTGGACAGCCTTGTCGCTATTATAGATAGGGACGGCGTTAATAAAGCATTTAATATTCCAATGGGCCGCAAGGGACAAGTTTCTGTTTCGGTCTCTGCGAATCAGTTTAATGCCTATGATGCAGATGCAGGTCCGACCGCTGACTTCCCAGATCAATTCGGCGACAACTTTGACTTTAATGATTTCAAGATACATTTGCGAGCACGACAGATCGTGGACCCCACTGGGCCCAACAATAAAATGCTCATCAGGGCCGCTAAGTACGGACCAATCGGCGAGCAGATTCGATTTGGTATTGACTACCCAGCATCTCCATCGGCTGCACTGGCCCACACTGTTCAAGTCAAAAGAAACACAGATATTAAAGTCTTCCTGTCCTCAGGTCCGGAACGACTTGGCGGTTCTTGGGATAATACTACTCAGTTTGATGTCACAAATCCAATAGCCAATACCTATCGCTATACTTGGAATGGCAGTGGCACCGCTCCTAACTTTACAGGTGCCGGGATCTTGGTCGGAGATATTATTAATATTGCCATATTCTCAGGCTTCAACCAAGATAACACTGGACTCTACAAAGTCACTGCGGTAACGGCCAACTGGTTTGAAATCTCCAATTTTGATGGCGTATTAGAAAATAATATCCAACTAAATTCCGCCTCAGAGCTGAGATTCTATCCCCTTGCTGCCGGAGCCAATACCGCGACGCTAATCGGAACTTATATCAATAATAATCTTTCTGATTACGTTACCGCACAGCAGCTTCAGTCAGGTGCCGGAGTGGTTGAGACGTCTACTTGGGACGACACTAGTGGAGCAAACTCTTTCTATCAGCTTGATGACGGTGAAAACTGGGTACTGACTTCTAATATTGGGACCACATCCGTACCGGTCAATAGCTTTATTTTGAAAGAAAATCTAGCACTTCCAGAGTCAGATCCAGATTATACATTAGTTGGTGAGCTATTTTATTTGGTTCCAGTTCGAGCCAGCCAAATCGTACGCTTCCTTAATAAGTTTGCCGTTACCGGACTTTCTTCTTTAGCTAACATCAACGCATCTAGCGATGCAGGCAAGATCCAGCTCTATAGTAACCTATTCGGTACTTCAGGTGCGGTACAGGTGTCTGGCGGAGCAGCTAACGAGGCCGTAGGTGCAGTGACTACTGCGGGATCGGCCACGGGCCAAGCCAATATTGAAGACCAGCCTAATGGCATAAGCAGAACCGGATCAACCGTAACCGTAACGTGCACTGACAGGCATGACCTTATTATAGGTGATACCGTCATTATTAGTGGATGCGAGAATGCAAATTTTGACGGAAGATTTGTCATAACGGCCATTACAGCAAAGACTTTCCAGTACACTCAGGCGTACTCATACGCTTCCCTTGCCGCCATCCCATCTGGAGCATCGAGGGCCGCCGGCATCATTACGTTTAATACAGCAACTGCACATAACTTAATAGTTGGAGACAGAGTCACTGTCGGCAGTATCGCAAATAGTAGCTTTAATGGAAACTATTTAGTCGTGTCAACTCCGACAGCAACTCAGTTTACTGTAAATACATCAATTGGAGATCCGGTCATATCTGCGGCACCAATTGGGGCATCAAGAGCATCCAGTATAACTACAATTACAACTACTGCAGCGCATAATATTGTTGTTGGAGATCAAGTAGTTGTCTCTGGAGTGGCTGATTCAAGCTTTAATGGTACATTTACTGTGACTGCCGCTACGGCAACTACCTTTGATTACTCTAATCCAGGTGCCAACGCTACTTCTGGCGGCGGTACTGTCGATTCAGTTTCTACTGGGACTGGCGCCATCACCTCAATCTTCTCTGGCGGCGGCACAGTTGCGATTCCGTTTGCAAAGATTAATATTGCCAAGGCTAATCAATCGGGCTTCCAAACTGGACAGTATATTGAATTGTCAAATACCGCTGTACAGGCCAAAGATTTGGATTTCGACGGAACCACTCAGATTCAACTGTCTAACCCAGGTGCATTTGGTCGAGTCACAAGGTCAGTTAGCGGCACATTCCAAACAGCCAGGACACATTCCGGCAACAACACTACTCAGATTAAGCTCTCAAAGCAAGGCCAATACATTTGCCTATCGCACACCGGAACTGGCGTCGCCCCTAACTTTACTGGCGGAGGCGTCCAGGAAGGCGACTGGTTAAGGATTACTGGCCCTTTCAATGCAGCCAATCAGGGGATATTCCAGGTCCTGAGAATGTTCGGATCAAATAGTCTATATATAGAGAATGCTTCCGCCATAGAAGAAGAGGTCTTGCTCTTGGCAAACGCCGACCTTGCACTTTATAGCTATGACTCGGTTATGCCTGGCGATAAGTTTATTATCTCCTCTGATGTGCTTGGCGCATTAAATGTTGGAACTTATACAGTTAAAGATACGCCATTCCCGTCTGCAACTCAATTCGACGTAACAGTCAATTTTCCAGCAGTTGCCGGGCCTCTGGCACTCGGCACTAATTCTAATAATGTTACTGTGTCGGAGAAGTCTACGTTTAAAACGGTTCGCAAGATTATTAATATGGCACAAGATCCTACGGATGCGAATGCTATAACTCTAATCCTGGACACTGACAGGGTCGCCAACAAGATTGCCCCTTCAGTCGGAGGCTCTGTCTCCGCCGCAAGCAAGCTTGCATTCAACACTACGGTTCAAACTGGTGAAGATTCGTACAAGTACTACGGGGGCTTAATTAGCGCCGTAGGTAAGAAGATTCGTGGCCAGGCAGAGGACCCGGTTGGATTCCCAGGCGTTGCGGCAGCAGGATCTTACATCGAGATCACATCGCCTCTTCCACGCGAAATTACTATGTCTATCGTAGTGAAGAACTTGTCGGGCATTCCATTCTCTACAATTAAATCCAGAGTTCAGTCTGCGGTAGCTGCCTATATAAATAGCTTGGGCACCGGCGAAGCAGTTATTTTCTCTAGAGTCGTTTCTGTCGTACAGGAACTTAACGGGGTTCAGGCGATGGCCATTTCCGCACCTTCCTACGACCAGACTAACCTTCAGATCGTTATCAACGAGGACGAGAAGGCAGTAGTTACTAATATAAATAACATTACAGTATCATTGTCGTCATAATATGTCAGATCAGGGCTCTTTCAAAGATTTAAGAAAGTTTCTAAATGGCAGAATCAAGGGGCTGTACACAAATGGCCTACTTGAGGCGATTGCCGTTGGGGACGATATTAATCGCAATAATATTATTGCTGTTAAAGAGCAGCTATTTCTGGCCACGGCATCAGGAGTATTTCTAGATAAGTTGCTCGCCGGGATAGGCATCACTAGACCTCCTGGCGTTGGCATTGATGACGCACTCCTTAGAGAGATCGCCATTAAGCAGACCAATTCCAAGCTTGTTAATAATATCTTCCTAGATGTTCTTGAGATTTTTTATGGCGAAGACGCCACTAGGGCGAATGTCCTTTCTGGAAAACCAGAAAAGTACATTCTCGCTGATGGTATGACTTTAGTTATTAGAATAGATACGAACGACAGGCCACTTACTGTTACTTTTAAAGAGTCAGATTTTTCTAATATAGGCCTTGCTACCGCCGAAGAAGTTGCCAATGCGATATCTAATGCGGCATTCAATCAGGGATATGCACTCACTGCTTCAGTAGTTCTGGACAATGATACAGGCGAAAAATATGTGCAGCTGTTGTCTGGCACAAAAGGACCCAAATCCTCCATTACTGTAATCGGCGGCGAGGCCCAGAATTCTCTAAGATTTCCTGCCGACAAAACAGCTTCGCCCAAAATCAATACTCAATTTACAACTAGTTTTAATGGACCATACGTAAGATTTACCTGGACTTCCGGTCCAGATCCAGGATTGAATTTTGTCGATGTCGGCGATTATGTCAATATATACGGATCTGGGTATCTTGACGCAAACCGTGGATATTTTACAATTGAAAATGTTCAAGGCGGAGCAGTTGGTGCAGCTTTTTTTGAGATAATCAATCCGCTCTTCAAGCCGCAAGCACCAGTAACTTTATCGGGATCTAGTGCAAATTCTGGAGCAGGCACTGTAAGGCGCACGATAGCCATGGCGGATGCACCCACTGGAGCAGTTCGAGCATCAAATGTCGTCACAATTACGACCACATCAGCTCATGGACTTGGCGTTGGGCAAAAGGTCAGAATAATAGACGTGGCCAACACTTCGTTTAACGGAACCTTCACTGTAGCGACGGCAGGACTAACCACTTTCACATATGCACAGGCAGGCCCTAATGCAGCATCTGGAGCAGGCACTGTACTTCATGAGGCGACCGTGGGGTCCCCATCTTCTGGCGCCGTCAGATCTTCAGGCACATCAACTATCACGACTGTCGCGAATCATGGGTACACTACTGGACAGGTTGTTAATATTTTTGGTGTTGAGGACTCAAGCTTCAATGGTCAATTCACTATTACGGGCACTACGGCCAATACATTTACATACACACAAGATTTCTCAAACGATGTAGTCTTCTATAAGCCACAGAGGACCGATCTTCTAAAGCTTCCGAGATACGCTACTGTGTACGAAGTCAATCCATATGAAATAGTGGTGTTTCTACCGGCAACAACTAAAATTGTGAAGCGAGAGCTGATCGGTAGTTGGCACATCCACGAAACAAATACTAATACCCAGTACCTGGGATCGTACTTGTTTAATCCAACAAGCGGACTTCCTATTGCAAAGACCGCCACTACACTTCAAGAAACTATAGGTGCTGGCGAGCTTAAAACCGTAATGGTGGGCGCTAATACTTCTCAATTCCCTGACGAAGAGGGCTTTTTAGTTATTGGATTTGGGACCAGTAACGAAGAGGGGCCAATACGCTACTACGGCAGACCGTCAAGCAACAGCCTTCTCATCGATCCGTCATATAAATTTAAAAAGTCTCACGTGCCTGGCGAAGACATTGCCCTGATTACCGACAGAAAAGCCTACAGACCTAAGCAGGACGGCACAGATTATGGGGCCTATTTAACTGGCACTATTGCCGGAAGAATTGAAGCCCAGAAACTAATAGAGAAGCTCGTAGCATCAGGTATTTTCTTGTCTGTTATTATCACGTATCCAAATAATCCTGGTCTACATGATATTTCAGGATATGTGTACGCAGGAGATCCAGAATAATGGCACAGCAACAGTTGCAGCCAGGGGCTGGCGTCATACTGAGAATCAACGGATCTGTGGTGGGATTTGCCACAGCGTTGTCATTTTCAAGAAGTCAAAATATTAAAGTCATTCATGAAATTGATAATCCATTTGCAAGGGAACTTGCTCCTACGACTTACAGCGTATCAGGAAGTCTCGGAGGCTTTAGAGTAAGGGACCAAGGCGGGCTGGATGGTCCGGGCATCATGGATATATCTACGATACAATCATTTTTTTACCAGAAGTATGCCGTAATCGAAGTAGTGGACAGGCTCAGTAATAAGGTTCTTTACACTATTCAGAAAGTTTTATTTGAAAACGATAGCTGGACTGTCCAAGCTAGAGGCATAATTACGTTCTCGGCTAATTTTAGAGGAATTTTCATATCAAATGAGGTTGGGGATGGGTCATAAACGTGAATAATATCAAAGGTTTAAGTCAAAAACTTAATATTCGGTATCATTCTCGGAATGCCCTCCTAAAATCCCCAAAAATGGTGCTTAGATGTCGTTAAAAGAGTCAAGAAATTGGCTGCAGCAGCAGCGTGTGGACCAGCCCGATCTTAAGGCGCTGGACTCGTCCATTATCTACGACTTCCAAATGCTCGTCAGGGGCTTTGTAAATAATGATCCATATATTCTTAGGGGCTTCAACGTCCCAGTGACCGGCATCAACGGTCCAGCCACTGCTCTGCAAGTGATTGTAGATTCAGCTGTTGTGTGGGTTCCAGCTAATAAAGACGGCTCTTTTCTTAGGGTAGATCCGGGCACCGCTAACGAGACTCTCTCGACTAGTAATGTCAAGGTTGTTGGAGCGTTTGCACCAAACCAAGCAAATTATTTGGGAGTTCGATTCAAGAGATCTTCTGATCCCAATACAGCCGACCTAGTCAGTTTCTGGGATGTGGACGCTCAGGTGGAGTCCACATCCCAGA